AGACCAACAGACCATGTGTTTGTGTCTTCTACGTCGTTCCCGTCGGAATTAGCATCGGTGCCATCGATATTCTTAAATCCAATACCACCACTAATAGAACCGTTAGATATCGTTGGAGGGGCAATTTTACCGCCTCCAGGTTGCCTAAAGCTAAGTCTAGGTGTGAATGTATATCCACTACCTGAATTAAGTACTTCTAGTCCACTAACAGCACCATTTGTAACAGTTGCTCTAATACTTGCTGTTGTAGAACCTGGTTTTGTAGGTGATTGAACATCTACTAGAGGTGGGTTTGTATCACTATACCCATATCCTCCATCAAGAAGAGAAACACTCTTAATACCATTAACTAATGCTGTTGCAGCTGCCCCAGATCCATTTTCAGATTTAATAGAAACTTTTGGTGGATATTCAAACCTATAGTTACTACCATTAGTATTTGTAGAAATACCAGTTAAAGTACCAGCATCATCTATACGTGCATATCCAATAGCACCTGCACCAAAAGAAGGAATTGGTGCTTCAACAGAGTATAATGATAAGAATCTACCATTTAAAGGTGCGTCTTTAAATATAAACTGATTTCCATCAATAAAGAAGTCTACTTTTGGAATAAGAAGTTCATTATCATAAATCGCTAAAACATACTCATCTATAACAGGTTCGTATGAAGCACCATCTCTTGTTATAGTAAATTGACGCTTACCTTCACCAAAACTATTAGATAAATTATCAATTGCAACAATATTACTTTCAACAAAACCACTCAAATATGTAATGAAAGTTAAATCTGCTCCATCAGCATCGAGTTTTGTTCTAGGAGCAGTTGTGAAGATTATATCAGTACCTTCTACAGTATAATCTATATTAGGAATTAGAATCTCACCATAAGACTGTACAATCAAATGTTGTGCAGAAGGTGGAGCTACGGGATTATTTTGAGAAGTTAACGGGAATTTTTGAGTAGTTCCATCAAACAATGCCAATGGACTTGCAAGACCCAACCACTTTAATTTAACCTGTTCGTATGAAATACCTGGACTTAAAGCAATATTAGGAGCATGACTTACAGATTCATAGTAAATTACTTCATCACCAATCAGAATAGATCCATCGTTCTCTAAAAATGGGTCTACACTCTCTACAACTACTGTATCAGTATCTACTCCAAGAGGTTCTACTATCTTCGTTGCACCATCAAGTATTCCTATATCCAGTTTATCAATATCCAGATATTGTAAGAAATTGTTTAAAATATTTTGTCCTAGTCCAGTTTTCTCCTGCGATCTATAATAATATTCAATGAATTTATTAAAGAGAGGATACTCATCCTCAACGAACGCTGGAGTCAGTGACTTAACTGACTGGGAGACTTTATTGATATTTGCCATCTAAGTTAGAAACAACTAGAAGTGAGAGAACCTGTATTATTAATTGAAGTAACTTCAACTAGAGTTGGTGCTTGATTAAACACCTTTGGTGTCAAACTATTTAGAGGTACAGTAGGAGGTGGTGTTGTACCAACTGGAGCTACTGTGACTTCAGGATTAATGACGTTGATTATTGTTCCAGGAGTTGATGCTGGAATAGTAGAACTGTTAGAAGGTATAAACAGAGTTGGCAACTGCAAATCTGTTGGTAATAAAGTAATGTCAATTACACTACCTGTGCCAGTAACAGCATCAGAAAGATTTAAATTGGTAGTTGCTGGAACATTATCTCCAGCTCCTATTATATTAATTGGTCCTATGCAAATATCACCAGTTTCATAATTTATAGAACCTGCGGAAGTATTGGTGTATACCTTCTTATTTCCAGTATTATAGAAGGTTCTCAACTTACCAAAACCATCATCTTCAAACTGTTGATCAACACCAGGTCTATCTGCTGTTCTAAAATTACCAGATAGTATCACTGGTTCTTTCTTACAACCAGTAGTATCACTATCAACGTTACTTGGAGCACTATCATATAGGGATGAACCTGTTGATATGCAATAAGTATTAGTTTGATTTGTTTGAGGTTTAATATACTTCAAAAGTGATGTTTGCACAGAAACATCACTAATTGCCTTATTAGATAAGGTAATTGCTTTCTGGAATTGTTGATTTCTAAATGTTGAGTTAAAGTTATTGATTTGAGTTTGAGTTGCCCAATCATTAACAGAACTCTGTATATTAGTCTTAATTTCAGACGTATTGTTAGTTACTCCAGTATCATATAAAGCAAATACTTTAGGATATACATAAAGTTCATCTGGGTCAATAACTACAGGGTCAATAGATGCCATTGCATAACTTCTAAGATCTGAAGCAATAGTCTTCTTAGTAGCATCATTTAGAGATGAACCTGTTTTAGTCTTAATTGCAATATAAACCTTACCGTAAATTGGTGGATTTAATGAGTCACCACCATAAGCAATAACAGAATCTGCATTAGAATATATTTTCTTAGTAATTACAGCATAATCTTGTGCTGTAACTGCTCTATATTGAGAAGAGTAATATCTAGGAGCCATATACTTGATAGACTCTACAGTCTCAGAAGGAGACCCTTGTTGCGATTTTTCCTTTGTTGTTAAAGTAACATCACCATTTGAGGGTTTAATTCCAAGACTATCTTGTAGATCTCCAATAAATGTAAATTTCTGAACTTCATTTGCTTCTTGACCAGAAGTAACTAAGTACTCTAAATTAATTATTTCACCGTCTTTAAGTTTTCTACCAACACTATCATCACCAAACCTTATTTCGTATCTTTGGTCTTCTCCTTCAGCAATAAAGTAAACCCTAGTTGTAGCAGTCAAATTAGTAACTGTATCAACTAAATTGTACAAATCTGATGTAGTAGATGCTTCGTTTGGTTTAACAGTAACCGTTAAAGTGTCTATATCTGCATCTTCAGCAGGAACTATGTAATTTTGACTCTCAAAACTACTTACAGTATATGAAAAGTCTACAATAGATCCTTCACGAATCATTAGATTATCAAATATTGCAATACCAGTGGTCGTATTAACCTCTACAGTAGTATCAGCAAGTACATTCCATATGTAATTACCTCCACTTGCTACAGGCCCCTTAGAAAGCGTTAAACTACTAGGATATGCACCATTTGTTTGTGAAGTTTGTACCTCTAAATGTAAACATCCCTTAGAACATGTAATTGACCTTGGAACGTAGTTTAAAAGCTTTGCTATATTAACAATATTATCTCGCAATGTCGCAGAAGGAAGAAATGCCTCATTCATTGACATATTAGCATTAAATGCACTATAATAAGTGTTATATGCTAAAGTATCGATAAGATAGGACAATCCTGACCCTTCAAAATCATAATCAGAAAACTCATTTCTAGTTCTCAGATAAGTTTTGATAGATGATTTAATATCCTCAAAATCTAATGCTGTCAGATTATTCGGTTGCATTATCCAGCTCTTTGTAAAACAAATTTAACTTCTTCAACAATAGGTATACCTACAATTTGATATGTTATAGTTACTGCTAGTTTATTATTTCCCGAAAAAGGAACAGCATTAACTTCTCTAAGTTGTACTCTACTTTCATGTTGATTAATGGTATTTATTATCTCACTCTTAATTGCGTCTACACTAAACGCATCTAGAGGTTCAAATAACATAGCATATACTTGGCAACCTATAGTGGGTTGAAATAATTTCTCACCAGGTGATGTCATTACCAAATTTCTGATAGACTGTTTTATAGCATTATCATCTTTGACGAGAGATACATCGTCAGTAAATGGATTTTTGCCAAAAGCCATACCAATATCTTTAAATGATCTAGACTTTGCTAGATCTTTACTACTAATCGGTTTCAGTGCCATTATCTTTAGGTGACTTATTATTAATATCTCTTCTCATCAATTTATCACTTCTGGGGTCTGTAATCAAATACTTACAGTACTCCCACCCATTCTTTTTAAACTCATCGCTCATATCAACTGGTCTATTAGCAACAGACATAATATTAGGAGATATCCTTTATTATTTATCGTGGATAACAGTCCTTTCAAAAGAGATATTAAATGAGAGACTTATTCTTTCATTATCAGTTGTATTAGTCTGAATACCATGCATTAACCATCCAGGAAATAGCATTAGGTTTCCTTCTTCGGGTTTGTACTCATGACGAGGAGTTAAATTAGAAAATAACTTAGATGTGCCTAAATGAGGGTTTGGAGTTTCAAAGAATAAATTTCCATCCTCTCCATTGGTCTTAATATAATAAACACCCGATATATCAGTTGCACCATGATGGTGTACATGTCCGTAATTACCTTTTTTGAATAAAGAGAACCAAGATTCTGTAATTGAACAATTTCCGTTATAATTTAAATATTGGCAATAGTTTATGATATGTTTTGATAGTTCTTCAACAAATACATTCATTTGATGATCCTTAACTACATTCAATTCAAACCGTATGTCAGACAAGTAATGACTAGACCAACAAGGATTCATTTCAAATTCAGTCTTTTTCAAAGCACTGAACATTTCATGTTGAATTGCATCAAAATTACCCACCTTAGAGGAATAGATGGGTGTTGGATATAGATTTTGGATTACATCATCATTATTGAGGATAAACCTATCACTCACATGAGCTGGATTTACATCAGGCATTAACGAAACCTTTTAGAGAATGTCATTTCCTCAACAAACCCTTTAAGAGCACTAAGAACCAACTTTCTAAAAGATACACTTGCTTCACCCTGTATTTCCTCAAACATGTACATATTCAAGCGAAATGCGTAATTTGCTTCTACTACTATAGCATTAACATCTCCTTGGTCAACTTTCATCATAGTATCAAGAACTCTTCTATAAGAATCTTTAAATCCTTTCTTATCTGTTATCTCAGGGAATTCATAGAACGCTAATCCTTCATCATCTAAATCTAAAGCATTTTTAGCAATACCACCAAGAATAACACCACCAGACAGATCTCCCATGTATCTTGTGTAATGATGTGCTATTAACAATTTTGGATTGTCATTTGCTACTTCTTTAATGCGATTTACGTACTGTTGGGTCGCTTCTGTCGGATATATCTGCTCTTTCCAGTCATCACCCCAAAAATACTTACAATCAGCAATTAATGCGTCTTTTCTTGCCAAACCATTTAATCTAATAGGTCCAACATAAGGGTCATCCTTAAGTCTTTCCATTTCAGACTCCATAGCCTGATATACAAAGTAAAAATTAGCGATTAATTGACGATAGTTGCTCTTATTAACAACTCCTTTAAGAAATTGCTTGACAAAGGTAGTATTCTCTGCCATAGTGTGAGCTTTCTTTGTTCCCATCTTTAATTGTAGGGAAAATGGACCTTCTTGTAGTGTTGTCATAATTATTCAAAAAATAAATTGCCTGAAAGAGCGTATCTACCATCAATAGGTGATTCTGGTACTTTATGACTCATTCTGCCATCAAATAGAATCAATTTACCCTCTGCTGGTTCAATTACCGCACCATTGTCTTTAAACATAAGTGGTGGACTACCTTCTGGACATTTGATGTAGTATGCAAAGGAACGTGTAGAAGTTCTATGATTATGCCAATCAATTCTTGTACCTTTATCATATCTAACACCCCAGATCTCCGCATTCACTGGATATAAACCATTAACTGCAGACATATAATTTTCAGGAAATAGAACTAAACGCATCCAATTCCACAACTTCTCCACTTCAGGACATTGAACGTGAGCATCCCAACCAGTCATATGAGCTTTACACGCTTGTGGTGTAAATTCAAATGGTGGTTGTTTATCAATCCACTCCTTCATTCCATTATTATCTCTTGCCCAAAATGGATATTCCCATTCATCGAGTACAAAATCATAATTCTTTGGCACTTCCTCTTTTCCTCCTCCTAATACGGTTTTTCCTCTACGATTCTCATCAGGTGAGAAGTACTTATCAAAATCTGGTTGTTTAATCTGTATTTCATCAGTATGAGCAAATCCCTTTGAACTATACTTCATTTTTGGTTGAAATGATGAAACTATAGGTATAACTTCCTTTGGTTCCTTACCTTTAATCTCAACCTCATGTGCATATGTTATACATTGGGATATATCTCTACCTGAAGGTACTTTTCCATGTACCTCTCGTTTAAATTGTAATTGTTGTTCACCATTAAAATCAACAATACGATTTAGATCTGTCGTTCTATATTCTTCAAGTTCAGGCTCTCTATGACTAATACTTCCTAAAATGGGAGGAGTCTCATAAAAATCCGTTTTAGTATCAAGAAATATATTTCCAGATACTGTAATTCTATCTTCATCGCAATTATAAAACGGATATACTCCATGTTTTAAACCAGAAGGGAAGAATAGCATAGTTCCTTCTCTTTTTTGATCCATTTTATAAACATATCCTTGAAGTTTACCTAACATATCCGTAAAGGAAAATTCAAAGTCTGATACTACATTACCATTTCTATTCTGACCAATATGGAGATCATTCTGAACTTTTGAATCCGTAGGTATCTTCAACCAAATAACGAAACTATAAACACCAGAATGATTGTGTACTGGATTAAATTCGTGTTGTTTTTGATAATTTACCCACCAATTATTCAAATAATACGGATGTTTACCCTCAACAGGTATATGACGACCCATATTATCAAAAGAATCACCATACTTATCACATAATGGTGATAAAGTATTCTTCCAGAAGATATTATCAATATCTTCCAATTTATAACTGTTGTTTATATGACCTACTAAGGTTTTGTTATGAACTTCTCCTTTCTGTTCAATACATTTCCAAATATGGTCAAGTTGTTGAGGTTGTAACTCAATTTCTAACCATCCTCCTACACTAGGTATTACCGCAGTAACACCTTCCCAGTCTGTAGGTATTTTATGTGCATTATCATCATAAGGGTGCTGTTCCATTTAACGTCCTTGCCCTCTATATCTTTTACCCTTCTTATTACGAGAAGTGGCACTTATTACAGTGTTTTGACTTCTTCCTTGACGAGTCTTTTTAGGTCTTGCTGGAACATAGTTACCACTATCGTTCCATGCTCCCGATGATTTTGCCATAATTAAATTCCAATGTATACATTTGCACTACTGCCTGCAATTACTGATTTACAGGGATATTCAGTAGTTCCGTTACCTAATGGGTCACCTATTCTTGCTACGTATTTACCGTTAATTCTAACGGACTTTGATGAAGCAAATGCCTTACGTTTATGCCCTGTAGAGGGTTCACGACCAGCTGCAGTACCTACTACGCAATGATATGCTGGAGTTTGCTCTGTATTAGTGCAATCCTCATTAGCAGACTTTGTAGTATGTATTGTAGGTGTAGAATGAGGAATTAACTCATCTCCATCTAGTATTGGTATTTTACCATTAATTACCACATTTGTCACCTGCGTACTTGAATCTGGTAATTGTCTCTCTGGTGGCCACCAAGTAGTAGGATCCATCTCCTCAACAGTCTTTGGAACTATATTAGCATCCAAAGGTGAATGTGGACAATTAGAAAGAGTACCACCACCAAACCCAGGATGGTGTATTGAAGGTAAAGAAGTACCGTGTCCAGTACAACTTCCGTTATATGTTGCAATAGATTGTGTACTCATGGTAGATATTCTCCCGTATTGAATGGATTTCCATACTCTGTAATTGCGTCACTCCATACATTAGCGGATTTAGTCAATGAATTGTACATAGGTAGTGTTCCTACAGCATTCCATGTCTTACATCCAGATCCAAGAAGCGGTGACATAGTATATGTTGTAACAGTATTTCCGCTACTACTATTGACATTACCTGTATTAGGAGGACTACATCCTATATGTCCACACCCACTATCAACAGGTGTACATGTTAATGTGACATTAATGTCTACTTTCTTGGTTGCATCAGCTCTATATTGACGCATATGGTATTTAGTATAGGTAGAAGCATGCGGTAAACCGCTAAAACGACCTTGTACAGTAGTAACCATGCGTTCACGGTTAACAGCATACGCAGGAACTGCCACTTGTGTTATATCTTCTATGTCTTGTAACCGCATTTCTTTGTTACGATCCTTTTCATGTACCAATACATCACCAAACCAAGCTGGATATACGTCACCTACATGCAATAATGAGTAATTAACTGCGAATTTTGCGTCAAATTCTTCCATAGTTGCACTCTTATAATGATATTGAGGCACTTTTTGCACTCTATTTAAGTCTGGATCTTGTTTTAAGTCGATTCTTGGTGCAAAATCAACATCAGTCTGCTGTCTAGGATGCCTTAACCAACAATCTGCTACTTTACTCAACATTTCTGCGTCCGTTCCACCAGGTATTGAGTTAAGAATGTCCTGAAAATCACTAACATCCGTATCTCTATACGCTGCATTCTCAATAATATTAGTTTCTTCCTTAAAAACGTTCTGTACATAAATTTTTGGTAATTGTCCACCAACATGAGAATATCCTGAACCGCCACGACTTACTTTAACTCCTGTAAGTACCCCATTAGTCCATGCTGCTTTGACTTCTGCTTGTGTTCCATTAGCAGCCTGCGGTGGAGTTACTATAAGTTTTGGTATTCTTCCATATTCATTCCATCCAGATCCACCATCTACAAGTTGCACACCAGTTAAAATACCATTAGTAATAGTTACATCAACAATTGGGTTTCTAAGTACATTATATGTGTCTGGAGCGTTCTGATCTACGTCTGCAGGGACATATTGGACGGATTTATCCAAAAATTCGTAAAATCCGACTAAAATTGCCCGATCTGGGACTCTAAAACCCGCTTTTACCGTAATAACATGGTTTCTATTGCTAGTATACTGCGTTTCTTTAGCAAAATCGCTCCCATTTCCATCAATATAAGCAATATGGTAAGGAAAATTGTCTAAATCGGTGTGAAATACTCTCTTAACTGTATGTCCGTTAATAGTGTCTCCAGCACGTAAAACATCGAACCCTTCTTGCCCTTCCGTAGCTTGGTACGCTTGTACTGTCTTTACTCTTAAATTTAAATTTAGTACGGAGGTACTATTATTAGGATGCGTATGTGTATACTCTAAAGTAAACGTTTGACCAGCACTATAGTTCACTCCTGGTGATAAGATCTCCGAAATAGTCCACGAAGTACCTGAAAATGTTGTTGTTGCCCCACTATCGTCATATACTGCCTTAATTCTTGCCTTTACACTGAAATTTGTGGACGCTCCCGAATTTAGGGTAAAGATTTTAAAGTCATCAAAGAACTCATCCCCTGCCATATAAGGATTATCACCAGAAATGTACTCTGTACCGACTACAGTGTTCTCGTTCCATACGTCAGTCCATGTGGTTCCGTCGTCAGAGACCTCAAAATCAGAAACTCCATTAGGTAACGTGGTTGAAAGCGAGTTATAACTGAATACAACCTTCTTACTAAGACTTCCTATTGAAAATAGAGTCGGATGAGGGCAGTCGGGGTCGGCACACCCACATTCAGCAGCACCAGGTACATCGTATCTTATTGTGGTTGTCGCAGGGGTGCATGTAAACGCCCCACAAGGATAGCAAGTGTCTGTAGATGAACTTGCACCTGTCTGGGTATTTGTAACGGTCTGAGTCTCTATATGGTAGCAAGGAGTACCTACTACACCTGCATCGTTTGAAGTGTCATACAGATAGGAGAACCATGTATCTGAGAAACCGTGGTCATATGATAGACCATCTGGATAATAATCGAAATATAATGTCTCACCACATGCTGACTTAGTATACTTACCACAATTCGCTACACTACTACCACTTAATGCGATAGATGGGTACATTATCGTACTACCATCCCTTCCAGGGATATTATACGCTCCTCCCCTTATCGCATTACTTGGATATTCCTTAAATTCTACTAATGTAACTCCTTCTCCTGTTCCAGGCTCAAACCTTTCACAAGAAGTAGAACTACAATCATTCTGTGGGCTGCACCCCATTGGTTTTACCTTCTAGTTTATCAACTCTCTTGTTAAGTGCTCCTATAAGGAAACTTAAACCTTGAGTTTGCTGTTCCATACTAATCACCCTTGATTGGATTACACCATCAAGTCTTGTCTCAAATGACTCCATTTTAGTATGAAGAGCATCAAAGTTCTCTTGTAAAGTCATAAACTTAGATCTGCCTTCAGGACTAATCATAAACTCTTGCATTATCCTTTCAGGTCTTTCCATTTCACCAAGATACTTCTCCATACCCTCTAGACGTTTATGAAGTACCTCAATACACTGATTAAGTGCAACGTGTGCTTCTTGGTTATCATCTAAACAGTACTTAATCCATTCCAAATCTATCTCACCGTCTTCTGCAGTATTAGGAATAGGTACGTCTACTCTAGCATCTCCTTTCATAAGATCATCTAAGAAATCATCAATTTTATCTCTCTTATCCAACTCCATAGCAGTACCTATACCACCCTTCTGTATCTTATCAATATCTGGAGGTAGGTCTTCATCTGTTAGTTTTCTTTCATATGGCTCTGCCATCTCCTTCTTTGCCAATTCTATTGCTGCTAGATATTCCTCATTATCTTGTTTATCAAGTTCTGTAGGATTTTCAGCATCAAATGGTGATGGATCAGTAGTAGCTACTTTAGGTAGTTGTTCTTCAGTCATCTTTCAATAATTTAAGAGTGTTTTCATCTATACTATAATTTAGCACTTCACCAACCTCCCAATTTAGTTCGGAGTATACCTCCTCTGGAATGTAGATGATAGGATCTCCATATTCATCCTCTTCTATATTTAATGTGAATCTCTTGGACATATTTCATAGGCGATTAATTTGGTTATTTGGATCAGGTGTACTAGTCTTCCATCTTTCCCATAAGGTATATAGTTCCTTCAAATCTTTAGTTATACCATGTTCTATAGCATGGTCTGCACATTCGTACATCCGTTGTTCTAAATGACCTTCCTTTCGTATGAGTTGCTCTAAGCACCACGTACGGTCATCTTGATAATCTTGAAAAAACTCTGGGGGCATTTTTAATACTGGGAAATTTTTTTAAATATTTTTATATATCACTTGCGTTTGGGAACCTTTGTAGGTTAGGGTAGTTTGCTTTTTTAATATAAGGGCCGCATCAAAGACCGAGAACCCCCATCACCACTGCTGTTTGGGCGGAGTTCTTTACATTTAATAACCTAATTTAACTGTCTGAGTGTTACATAAGCATTAAAAAGGGAGTGCTGTTTAACACTCCCATTCTAACATTATGCTGCTAGATTGTCAAGAACTGACTGGTCAATCTCTGTCACGTTTGTAACATTTTTCAACCACTTATTTATGTGGCGAGATGTAGTAACTGACCAAAACTTAGAGGTTCTAACATAACCCTCAGAGGGTAAATATGCTGCAACTGGTGTTCTATAACTGAAGAAGATTTGTGTTCCGTCGTTGATAGTAACTTCGTTCTGATTAGCAGCGATAGGTGTTAGTTTCATTTAGGATTAATCCTTTGTTTGTTACTCTCTTATTATAACCCCTCAGAGGTAACTAACAACAACCTCTGTGCCACTTTGTTCACTGTCACACCTTATGTGTTACTTAAGGGGGCAAGATCTTACATGGGTTTGTGTTACCTCTCAAGGTAAATTGTACCATAATTTGTGATACTTTGCAAGAAATGTGTGATTTCTACGATATACTTGACAGTCGGTAGATTACGTGCTAAGAGTACATTTTCTCCACAGGTTTTCCACAGGTAATTAACACTCAACATAGTTTATTTAACCATTTAATTGTTTTCCACAAAAACACGATTAACTGTGGAAAAGTATCATTTAGTGACCCATAATCTGTTCTCTCTAATGTATTCCCACTGTATGATGATTAACTCCTTAAGTGTTATAAACACATAGTTAATCTGTTCTCCGTAAGTAACATTGTAGTGAGGGTAATCGTTCTTGTTAGATGTCATTGTATGTCCTCATATCTTCCCTCTTGTGATTTATAACTAGACGGAGTAATTACATCCTCTTCCGTGTTAGTTTGTAATTCTAATTCATCCCAGTAAATGTTATTAACTAATAGGTTAACTTCATTATATGGATAACAACTATGTTTTGCAATTTCAGGGTCTTTTTGCCATCTATGTAAGGTAAGAGTTATATACATTTTGTCAATGAAATTAACCTCTCCTATTTCATCTTTCCAGCGAACAACTTGCCCCTTCTTAAACTCATTGAAACGCATGTAATCCTCCTTAGTGATTATCAACAATGTCCCAAAACCATCCGATTGATTTTATATAATCAAAGCATGAAAAACGTGGGAGATCTTTATATCTATCTCCCCTAGAGTTTCTAACACCGTCCATGTACAATTCTAGGTCACTAATTGTTTCAAACGTACCATGTAATTTGTCGTCTGAATCATATACTTTATACTGCATGATTAGATGTGTATATAATATCTTAGGTCACCAGATATCTCACCATGAATGTTATTTTCTGGGTCATCTTTTAACCTACAAAATCTTCTTACTGGCACAACTGCGATACAATCTTCATCCCAACATAGGGCATCTTGTTGTAACATATCGTCAGAAAATGATTGTAATTCTGTTAACAAATCAAGGTAAGTCATAGTGTCGTTTGTGTTAAATTGGTGGACATAACTATCCCATCCTGTTGTTAATGTATTCCAAGGGATTAGGATAGGGTGCATTACTTATAGTGTACCATATTGTCGAGGTTGTTAACATTTTCACTCGGCAAATCTGTGCCACTCTTAGTAACATACTCCTTAATAATTGCGTATGCTTGATTAAAAATAGGAGTGAAATCTAATTCCCCTCGCAAACAATGAGCGAGTTCATCTATCTGCTCTGATGTTAAACAATGGTCAGGATGTCTAATATCACATAGAGGGATAGTATGCTCTACTAATTCATTTAAATTAATAGTGATTTCGTAGTCACGATATACTGGCATTGGAGGATTTGGGTGTCGTTGTTGATAATCAGGAGTGATAATTACATCCATTCGTTGTTATTTAGAGGTAAAAAAATCGGGGCGTGGATAACCACAACCCTGACATATTGTTGATAGATCTATACATTATTGGCATAAATCTTCAAATCTTGCATAAGCAATAGACTCACATTGTTCTTCATCAAATTGAGGATATTCTTCTAATACTTCCTCATAGATTGTTTCTAATAGTGCCTCGTGATGTAAAACTGACATAATAATTAAACTCCTACTAATGATACTGAATTTGCATAATCTTGTTTTAGATGTAAACAAGTCTTATGAATTTGGAAGAGTAAAGACATATCTACTCCCTCCCAATCTGTCCACTCTGATACATAATCCCACTGGTCAAAATCACCTGTATTATCAACATTTAATGGGCAAGATTTAAACTCTAAATCTTCATCAATCCAGAAGATTCTTCCAAAAGCGTCACTACTATACATTGTAAGTAACCTCCGTTGATGATACAAATTGATGGCAATTTGAGTGGTCTACGTTGTTATCAACGTACTTAAATGTATGAATTTTGTCATACACTTCATTGACATACTGTTGAGTAGTCATAATTCTTTTGGACATAGTTTGTCCCATAAATGTTAACACCCTTAGAACTTTGTCGTGATGTTTAACATTATCCCATGTTTTTACAGGATAGTAGTCACTAACCATGTGACCAGATTTTGAAGAAAGTTGCATAATAAACTCCGTAAGTGTGTGAATTAAATGTTATTAAACTTGGGACATTGCCAAGTCTTTGAGATAATCTTCAGCACAATCTTGTGCGTCAAGAATGTTATCAAAAGAACCGAGATGAAACTCAGTGCCTATGATGCAACCTTTTGAGTCGTCATAGGACATTGTTTTGACCTCGAAACGGTCTCCACCGTAGTGGTAGATTGAAAGACTAGGGTCTAGAGTGTTCTCACGTCTGTAAGAATCGAAGATAGAGGTTCTAACCCCCTGAGACCACTCGAAACCTAGATAGTCGTCACATAGATTGACGCACTGTTGAAAAAGAGTTTTAGAATTTGACATAATTTTGAAATTGAATGTTTGTTGCCTTTATAATCAAGTGATTTTGCTCTTCCTTGATTATGTACTTAATATAGCATAGATTTGAGCAAAAATCAAGCGACCTTGTGCCACTTTGTATGCTGTCACTGGGTTTATCTGATGTAACCGTTTTCGGTTACCATGAACTTATCAAGTGTTGGGATGTCTAGGTCAGCATCATCAAAATCGATTTTAGCACACCCATAAACTCCCCACTCTGCTAACTCCTGACAGAACTCCATCCAGTTAGCACATACGCAAGCAACATTCTGGAAGTTCTCAACCTCTAGAATTCTGTTGATGATGATTTGAGTTTTTGACATAATAGTTCTTTCGTGTATATACTCATTATACACACGCAACTACCCCAAATGGGAAAAATATGTGCCAGTTTACCCACTGGCACAAGATCTGTTGACTGTTTATTTAATTACATTTAGTGTTACAGATGGTGCTGTTACGTTATCAAGTAACTCATCAAATAACTCAGGGTCATAATCATCTATGTTCTCTTTTAACTCTGTTGATGTAAACTCTCCGTATGTAAATACGAGGTCATCATACACATATTGTGCAAGAGTTTTAATGTCCATGTTATCAACTAAGAGTTCAGCATACTGCTCAATTAGTTCTTTCTTTTGTGCTGGTGTGAATGATACTTTAGTCATGGAATCCTGTAATGAATGGTTCGGGGTTAATGTTAGTTAGTGCATCTAATTCCGCATAGTGAATATCAACTGCGGTCTCTAACTTCTCAAAGATGTTATCAACATCTTCATTAAACTGTTCATCATTAGTATCATCTGAATTTACAATATATCCCTCCATGATATAAAGAATCGTGGAGATTTGTTCTTCAGTTAGTGATACTAACAACTCAGGAGTTTCAATGCCACGTTGTAAAATAGTCTTGGCATCTAACTCACTATTTGTTGCATTTGGATTTGCTGTTTGTTGATACTTAGTCATGCTAATCTCCATGAGGTTTTTGTTACTGAAGACCTACAACATTGGCAGGTTAAGGCACTCCAACTGAAGTGAAATACGAGTGCTGTTTGTGAACAACAAGGGCATTTTATCCACTTGCCGTTATCACCAGCACGAGTGTATCTTGTGACGTTATTTGTCATTTAACTCTCCCAATAAAGTGCATTGAACTCGGCAATGTTTAGGTGTTCATCATCATGTACACGACCTAATTGCTCATCATCACCTTCACAATCAAAGATGAATTCCTCACAGAAGTATTCAACTGAGCAACCTAATTTCTCTGCTGCTCTTAAGAATTCTCCTATATGTTCATCACTTAAATCTAACTCATCAATGCAAAATGCAATGTCACGTTCTAATTGAGTCATGGTTAATCCTCCGTTGGTTTGATGTACTTAAGTGCCTTATCATCAGTTGTTTCTAACAATTTACCGACCTTATATTCAAATCCATCACAACGCTCAACCTCCTCATAATGTTGACAATGTTCAAAATCAGATGCAATTCTCTTTGCTTCAGTTTTATTATTTGCACCAACTGTTACTGAATAGTAAACAATTTTCTTTGCTTCAAATGTGTAAGCATTTAATAAATCAGACATTAGAATTTACCTCCGTTGTTGTTAGTGTCAAGTACAGTTTCGTTAGTTACGTTATCAATTAACTCATCCAATGTTTCCTCATCAAATGTATATTTAATCTCATCACATAACTCTTCTCTAGATTCAATTTCTCTTAAATCTTGTGTTAGAGTTTGTGTTACAAATGAAATCAAATCTTCCATTTCCATACTATCAACTTGTAACTGAACAGTCTGTTCAATTAGTTCATCCCATTGAGGTGTAGTTAGTTCTCTCATTGTTATACACCCCACTCAAATCTTGGGTTCTCAAGTATAATATCTCTTACTCTTTCTCTGTCTAAACTATCACCATCACCCCAAGAATAATGAACATATTCTAAATCACCCTTCTCAATTCTTCTCTTATATGTAAAGAACGCATCATAAATGTGTCCCTTAGTTAAACCTTGAATAGGGTACAACTCGCTGTTAGGTGCATAGAATGACCAAACATAATTAACGAAGTTGTTAAGTTCTTTGATAGTTGGCATTACTTGTTACCTCCCTTTGTAGATTTGGTTGATAGATTTGATAAGAAGTAATAACGAATTACAGGAGTTGGATTTAACAACTGCTCATACACTTCTTTTGAAAGACTTGTTTTGTTCATTGGTTGAATTCGTTTGAACATTCTTATTATAAGGGATATTCAGGGTGAATGGGAAAATAGTGGACAGTTTGAGATCTGTCACGACTTAATTGATATCATTACATAAGGTGCTAATGTAAGATATACTAGAGGTGGAAATGTTGGTTCAATATCAATAACCTCTAGTGAATTAGCAGGATAATATCTACCATTAGAGTCTTCATAAAAGGTGACTTCAGTGTTACTTTGTTCATCATTTAACTTGTGTAAGCTGTGGAGAAACCACACAATTGAAGGGATGTCCAGTCAAAACAATTGATCTGTCCAAAAAGACTTCTAAAAACTTTGAGCTGTTGTTTCATACTCTTGAATACTTTGGCCTCTGCCAAGCTTGTTCTCAACAAGTGAATGCTTGATGAGCTTTGGTACATACGAACCAAAGCTATAACTTCCACCTCAAATAATTGATGGAACTAAGTTTTTCCTGAACTTCCTGAGGGCTGCCAGAGGCCAAAATTATTTTATCTAAGGCAACTACTTTGTCATAGGCTTTTAAAGATGTTCCCCAGTCGTGACTACTAACAAAAACCGTCAATCCCGAATCGGCTAACTGACGAATAATTAATAGGAAATCCTCTTTTGCTGGAGGGTCAAAGGCGGAGCAAGGTTCATCAAGAAGAAAAATTTTGGCTGGATTCATTAAAGTTTTTGCAAGTAATGCTCTTTGTTGCTGTCCACCAGATAAAGCATCAAGTCTCCTTTTTGCTAAATGAGATATTCCAACACGTTGCAAAGCAGCTTCCAACTCACAACAAGTTGATTTCGAATGGTTTACTCGACCTAAAGAAACTAATCCTTCAACAGTGATCGGAAAATTCCAGTTCAACTTGCCTCTTTGAGGCATTAACGCAACTTGAGATCGATTACTAATTAATGGTTTCCCGCCAACAGTGATTTCTCCTTTATCTGGCCTGCTGTTCCCTTGTAGCAAACTTAATAATGTGGACTTTCCTGCACCATTAGGACCAACAAGAGCAGTCAAAGTACCAGGTTCAAGGTTAAGAGAAACCTTACTTAAAGCAGGTTTAACAGCTTTAGTTG